TTATTGTTTGATCTTGTTCGGCTCGGTCACATCAAAATGTGGGCTAAAAGGGGCGTTTGATGTGGGCGGAAATGTGGGCAGCGGGGCCAGGTCCATGACCTCCTTCCGCTGGCGCTCAAGGACGTGCTGGTAGTGCCGGTGGATCATGGCCGTGCTGGTGTGCCCCATGACCTCGGACAGGGCCTTGATGTCCGCGCCACGGTCCAGGGAATAGGTGGCGAAGGCGTGGCGAAGATCATAGGGGCGAATGCGCCTGGTGATTCCGGCGGACTTGAGGGTATTGGCCCAGGCCCTCTTGATCGATTTTACCGGGCGTCCCCGGTAGGTGATGGGATGGCCCGCCCCGGTCCTCACGTCCACGGCCAGCCACCCGAGAAGGATGGGGATGATGTCCTCCCTGAGGTGCAAATCCCTGTAGGGGCGCGTTGGGGCCTTGTCCGCCGCATAGATGCGCACCGTTCCGCGTCCGAGGTCAAAATGATCCCAGCGCAGGGTGAAGAGTTCGGACTCCCCCACCCGGACGCCCAGGGCCAGGGCCAGGGTCACCGCCCGGATGATGTGCTCGGGAGCGACGGACAGGATGGCGTCCACCTCTGCCGGGGTCGGGGGCGGAAATTTTGCGTCCGGCCCCCTGGGACACGAAAACCTGGGGACCGGGTTCGCCTCGATGAGGCCGGTATCCTCGGCCCAGGTCAGGGCGGACTTGATGATGCTGATGCGGCGGTTGATGGTGTTCTGCTTGACCCCCGCCTCGCGCTGGCGGCGCACCACGTCCTGCAGGTGCTCCTTGCGGAGTTCAACGACATGCAGGTCGCCGATGGCCGCCAGGACCGGCTTGGAATGCAGGATCGTGAATCTGAGGTTCGTGGGTTTGCCGCCCTTTGAAGACAGGTAGGCGTAGACCATGTTGGCCACGGTCAGGTCGGTCGACTCCTGGACTTGGGGAGGCTCGAAGGATTGGGCCTCGTATTTGAGCCGGTGCAAAATCTCTGAATTGTATCGCCCGGCCGAGTACTCGTCGTGGAAGGTCTTGGTCTGCCTGGAACCTGTCACGGGGTTGTTCCAGTAGACCTCCCATGTCCTGCGTCCCGGGCGATATCTGATGGCCATATGGCCACCCTACTGCGGACGGGCGCAGCCGGTCAACTCCCGGACCAGATCGGCCACCGGTCGGTCCATGAGGTTGACGGCCCGGCGAAGGTTCGGCTTGGGCGGCTGTCCGCGCCTGGTTTCCAGGGCTGCGTCAATCTCGGACACCTTCCACAGATTGCACCGTCCCCGGCCCGGACCGAATACAAACGGGCGGACGCCGAGCTCCCTGAGGCGCTTCTTGGCCGCTTTTTCCGTGCGCAGGCGCAGGTAGTTCGCGGCCTCTTTCGTGTTGATGTAGGGTGCGTTCATTCCGCCCGGGCCAGGTCGTTCTTGATGCGGTAGAAGCGGGGCGCGCCGGGCTGCGAAGAGAAGCCCAGGGCCTCCAGCGTGGACCGGGCCTCGCGCAGGAAGGCGCGGTAGTCGATGCGGCCGGAGGCCTCGGGCATGTGGTTGAGCCGCCCCACGCGGCTGTGGAACTCGGCCACCTGCTCCACGGTGCGGCGGCGCAACACGGCCGGGGCGTAGCAGTAGGAGCAGGCGTGGGGGCAGCCGGTGTAGAGGTTCACGGCTAGGTCGCCGTACTCCAGGGCCGCGCCCTTGGGGTTGTAGGTGGCCCTCACGTCGCGTTCCTCCCGAGGCCGAAGGGCATCTTGATTCCCTCGGGCAGAACCCACAGGTGGTAGTGGTGGCAGGAATTCACCACTTCGGACTGGGGCGGGTAGATTTCCACGGCCTCGGCCTGGGCACCGCAAATCTCGTTCTTGATTTGCTGGAGGCTCTCCCACTTGTGGATGGGCCGACGGTCCAGGCGCTGGATGTGGAGATGTTGGACCACTCCCTGCGGCGTCTCCACTTCCTTGATGATTACCATGTGGATGTTGTTCGTGACGGCGCGTGATCCGGCCAGGTCCGGGTACTGACGCGGGTCAGGAGGCGCGATCTCGCGCCACTCCCCTTTTCCCTGCTTGGCCATCTTCCTGGCCGCGCTGCGCTGCTTGCCCATGGTTTCCTCCGCTATTCCTTGGGCAGGGGCTCGCCATCAAGGGCCTTGGCCGCGATCACACCTATTTCGATACTCACTGTTTCGGCAGCGTCGTAGTACCAGTTTTGCCCCTCTCCGGTTATGGTGTCCCAGTCATCCTCGTCATTGAACACGGCGTGCATCCTGGTGGCGTAGAAATGCAGCGCCCGGCGCATGTTGATGTACTCCTGGCAGTTGCGCAGGGGATTACCCGCCGGATCGGTGAAATTGTACTTGGCCAGGGGGTCGGGGATGTTCTCCTCGCAGTCGCAGGGACCGACGGGGAGGGCCGGGCCGTTGTGCACGGCGCAGTCGGACAGGTGTTCGCCAGCCGTAGGATCATCATGCTCCGGGATGGGGCCAGCAATCAGGGCATCCGACTTCACGTCGTCCAGGGGCAAGAAGCTTCCGCCGTCCGCTGTGTTGAAACCGAAGCCGCGCACGCCGGTGTCCGGATTCGTGTACAGGCGGACCAGACAGGGGTCAGTTCCGGTGCCAGTGGTTATCCAGTAGTTTCCGTCGGGCTTCTCATTCACTTCGCTCATGGTGTGTCCCTCCGCCGCCGGGTACGAGGCCCCCGGCGGGGCGCTGGAAGTTTTAGGCGATGACGGTCATGGGGTATTCGCTGCCGTCGTCCAGGGGGATCGTGGGCAGGTTGGCCAGGAGCCAGGCCTTGATGTTCTCGCGGGCCTCGTTGCGCCAGGCCCCGCCGTCGGCCTCCACGAGCAGGCACTCGGGGCCCTTGCGCACGCGGAACACGAAGCGGCTGGTGGGCTGCTCCACCTCGCAGAAGGTCCGGAACGGACGCAGGGTGACGGGGTTGGGAACCCTCTCGTCTCCGTTCATGATGATTCCCTGACGGACGGTTACCTCCTGGCTCACGCCATCGTCGCCGCTGATCTTCACCCCGGACTCGGTGATGCAGCTGGCCAGGCGGATGAGGGTGGCGCGGTCGTTGGGCAGCTTGTCCGGCACCACGCCGTCCGCGCCGGCCGCCTTCTCCATCTCGTCCAGGAAGCAGGCCTGGAGGAAGATGAGGAAGGACTCGTTATCGATCCACTCCCCGAAGCGCATTTTGAGCAGGTCGGGCTTGGCCGTGATGTGGTAGCGGCGCTGGACGAAGGGGCCGAAGAGCTCGGAGTAGACCCGGACCTCGCACTCGGAGTCCACGTGCACGATGAGCTTGGACAGGTCCAGGCGGTCCACGTTGGCGGTGAGGAAGTCCTTGAGCCCGGTCAGGGTGCGCACGTTGACCGTCGAAGGCGTGGGCTCCATGATCTCGGTCAGGCCTTTGGTGGAGTACTGGCGGCCATCGACCGTGACGGTTTCAGGCCGGGCCAGGGCGTGGAGGTATTGCAGGGCTTCCTTGATCACTGGGCGGTCCTCCGGAGTTCGGTCACGTTGTCGGACACGGGCGGCTCATTGTGGCGCAGCTCCCGGGCCACGGCGCGGCCCTTGTCCTTGGCCAGCATGGCGTTCACGCTGCGGGCCTGCACCGGGGCCAGCTTGGACGTGGCCTGGTAGGTGATTTTCCCCATGTCGCGGTTCTCGTCCGGCTTGATCTTGACCCGGAGCACGATCTCGCGGGCCTGCTCGGCCGGGGTGTTGGGGTCCAGGATGTTGGCGATCACGCTCCCCAAGGCGTGGTCGAACGCCTCCAAGGCTCCGCCCCGGTCCAGGTTGGCCAGGCCGAGGTTCTCGGATTCGGGCATACTTCCTCCCGTGTTGCAGGTTGGTGTGGCCCGGGGCCGCTGGAAGCCCCGGGCCGCTAGGCAGGATCAATCCCTTCGGTTGGTTTGCCTCTGCCGCTCCCGCGCGGAATCCAGCCCGGCGCGGGAAAATTTGTTCAGTGCTTGAGCAGCACGGCCACCACGACCGGCAGCAGGACCAGCACACCCGCGAACATGGACAGGACCGCCGCTTCAAGGATCACGTCCAGGGCCTGGCCCAGGGCGATGTGCCACTCGCGGCGGCGCGCGGCATCCAGGATGCCGCCTGAAATCCGGAGAGCCGTCTGCATGGGGCCTCCTCGCGTTGTCCCGTCCCGGCCTCGTTCTCGCGCCGCCATCCCTGGCAGCCTACCGGCCCGCCCGCGCCGGAGGTTGGGCGATGCTTTCGTTGCTTCCTTCCGCCGGGCAGGATGGTTCACCCGCACCCTGGCCCTGGTCCCGCCCCACCGTTTGGCCGCCGGGCCGCTGGGCCGGGCATTGGCGCTCCGAGAGGGGCAGGGGGTTGGGGTGCACGGCTCAAAAGCTAGACGAAATTCGGCGCACTGTAAACAACAAAAACGCCGAAATTCGTCTAGCAGGCAAAACAAAATGCCGCTGGGGATTTTTATACTGGATAGGTGGGGAAGGCGGTGGGCTAGTTCGAGTGGGCGCGGTGCTTCAGCCAGTTTTCGAGGTAGGGCTTGGCCAGTTCTTTCGAATCAATGATCAAGAGGTTCTCGGCATTGCGCTCTTCTGCGGCTTTGGTGAAATTGTAACTACCAGTGATGACTGTTCTATTGTCAATTATCATTATTTTGTTGTGTGCTATTGCATGCGAATAGTCATACCGCACATTTATTCCAGATGATTTCAGTAAAAAGCCGACCCTCTTTCCTCTTTGGCTCTTATCTAAAATCACTTCAACGTTCTTTCCGTATTTGTGGGCGTCAATCAGCGCACCGGCAATTTCATCAGAAGTAAATGAATACGCCTGAACTAAAATAGTATTCTGCGCGTCATTTATTCTATCTAGTAAATTTTCTATTGCGTTTCCTTTCGGAGAAAAATACACACTTGCCTTGTCTCCATCTACAAATCTTAAATCAAAGGAATGAGCAATTGATGCATTTACACAAAATGCCAAAACAAATAAAATGCCTCTAGCCAATTTCTTTAATTCCGTTGGCAATTCCCACCTCTATTCCTTCAGCAGTTTTTTTGTCAACCATTCCACATTTTTCCATTTCTTTTATTACGTTAAACAAAATATTAATTAGTGCATTCCCTTCTCTCCCGAGTACACCTCTATACACATGCCACTGTCCGCTAAATAAGGTTCCTTTTAAAAACATAAACATAAATCCTAGTGTTGCTTCTTTGTAGTCCTTTTTTTCATGTTTCAAATACCTGCTAATAGCGTATTGCTCTGATATAATCTCAACACGCATGCTATGCTTAACAGAATAAGGAACGTCTAAGTTAAAATCTTTCAGCCAAACCTTATTCAAAAATTTAAGCATCATTGCAATGTCTTTTTTCATAAAAAAGACATTTATTATATATTTGATCTTTTTAAGCATTGCCTATGCCTATTATGCACTTCAATAAAAATATTGTGGGCAAGCACTTACAAAAGGATGGGAAGGTTATTATTCGCCCCTTTGATTTGAGGCGTACACTTGAACGCGGCTTCATATCCAATAGCGGCAACGGTATGACCGCTTCATGCTGCCGCTTTTTTGTGCAATTCTATTTCATTTTTTTCAGAATATTCAAATGTTTTCATTCTTTCGAATACTTTAAATGCGAGTGATGGAAATTCAATACCAATCAATTGAGAAAATGCAAAAGCATCGGCAAGGGTTAGTTTTTGCGGCTTTCCGTGCTTGCTGGCATTTCTAATTCTCCGGAGCTTGTTGACCGCCGCCTCGCCGTCTGGCCATTCCTCCGATGCATCCTTCACCTCTTTGGCGAACTTCGAATAAGTTCCCCACTCTTCCTTTATTATCTCATCGACAACACTGACGAAACATCGTTCGTAGGCCACGGCATTATATTTTTTCATGACAAAATATAAACATTGAAATTCGCCTAGACTCAAGGTCGAAGTTCGGCTTGACTCAACCGCCGAAATTCGTCTAGCATCTGGTTCCATGAACAGCACACCTTGTTTTGAGCGTTTGGCCCAGAAGTTCGGTTCCCATACGGCCGTTGCCGCCGAGCTTGGGACCACCCCCTCCCACTACCGCTACATCCGCCGCACCGGCCGCATGTCCGGGGCGATGAAACGGCTGCTGACCCGGCTCTGTTCCGAGCTTGGGGAGGAGGAGGCTCAGGGGGCCGGGGAAACCCCGATCATGGGGGAAATATAGGGGTCGGTGCGAGGGTGTAAATAACTATTTTTCAGGGGGTTGGGTATGGGAAGGCAAAATTTGCGCCGGGCCATAAAGGATTCCGGGCTCACCACGGATCGGGTGTTCACCACGCTCCAGGCTCAGGGGCACCTGTTGACATCGAGCCACGACTATTTCCTGAACACCATCACGCAAAACCACGCAACAGCCAAATGCGACGAGGCCATATGCCTGGCCATCCAGCGCATCACGGGGCGGCCGTACGCGCTCATGGAGTGCGCCCGGGCGCTTGGCTACCACCTGGCCCCGGCCATTGACCCGGAGCGTTCTCCGGGCGTGGCGGGCCTGCCCACGGCGGCCATCGATTTCGTGCAGGCGGCGCACCAGCTCCTGGACAAGGCGCGCCAGTCTCCGGAGCCGGACAACCTGCGCCTGGCGCTGCTCCGGGTGGTGGCGGCCGGGTATGCGTTCCATGACGCCTATGTGCGGGAGCATGCCAAGGGGCACGGCCAGGTGCGGTTCTGCCTGCCGGGGAACATTCCGGTGCGGCTGCTGGACCTGGACGCGGACAAGAGGGAGAGGCGCGGGTTCCTGGGGTGGGTGCGGAAGATGGTGGGGGTGGGGTGATGGCTGACATCTTCCCCAAGGTGGAGCCCGGCGGCACCTACCCGGTCATCTCCATCCGCCAGCCCTGCGCGGCGATGATCTGCGGGCTTGACCCGAGCAGGACCAACCCGCTCAAGAACGTGGAAAATCGCACCTGGGCGCTGCCATCCCGGTTCGTGGGCAAGGTGGTGCTCATCCACGCCGGGCTCAAGCAGATGCCGGAATACTGGGAGTTCGGCCGAGTCATGGCGAAAATTGAGGGGGAGGACTCGCTCAAGCGCTTCGACGCGCTCTATTCGCGCCGCCAGGACCTCCGCCTCGGCGGGATCGTTGGCGCGGCCATCTTCAACGCCAGCAAGCAGGATTCAGGGAGCGCCTGGGCCGAGGAGGGGGATGACATCCACCACTGGCCGATCCTGGCCGCCCGCCCGCTGCCCTTCATGCCCTGCCGAGGGCGGCTCGGAATCTGGGCTGTCGAGTACTTCCCGGAGGCCGCATGACGCCCCTGCCCCTCATCGCGCGGGGAGCGAAGCCGGTTGTCGGCTCCCTCTTCTCCGGGATCGGCGGATTCGACCTGGCCGCCCAATGGGCCGGGATGGGCACCGCCTGGTTCGTGGAAAAGGACCCCTACTGTCAGCGCATCCTGCGCAAACACTGGTCTTCCGTGCCAATCCACGGGGACATCAATGACATCGACGCAACAACTCTTCCTACCGTTGACATCATCTGCGGAGGATACCCCTGCCAGCCCTTTTCCGTCGCCGGGCAGCGCCAGGGCGCGAACGATGACCGCCACCTCTGGCCAGCGATGCGCCAAATTATCGCGCAACTCCGGCCCTCTTGGGTGCTTGGAGAGAACGTTGCTGGGCACATCAGTATGGGCCTCGATGACGTGCTTTCTGACCTGGAAGGACTCGGCTACGCCTGCCGGGCGTTTGTTGTTCCGGCTTGTGCCGTCGATGCCCCGCACCGGAGAGATCGGGTATGGATTGTGGCCCACCGCGACGACGGACACGAGCTCCAGATCAAAACCATATGCGCAGGGCGGGACTCCGTTGACCATGGCGGTAAACCGTTGGCCCACGCCCAGCGTGTGCGGGAACTACAACCGGAATGGGGTTTCCGAGAAGAGCGGGGATGGCCTGGCGACTGCGGTACGCAAGAGCCTTTTCCCCACGCCGTCAGCCACGGTGGTGGACGCGAAAAGCAGTGTGGTGAAGATTTCCGGGCGCAAGCCGACAGACCCACAGGTTGGTCTGGCGGATGTAGTCAAAATGTTCCCCACCCCGGCTTCCCGGGACTTTCGGAGCCCGAATTCCAAGCCGTATTCGGCGCGTGGGGGGGGGCGGAAGGGGGAGCAGCTTCCGAATTTTGTCGGTGGCCAGCTGAACCCGGAGTGGGTCGAGTGGCTCATGGGGTACCCCGCCGGGTGGACCGACTTAAAGCCCTCGGAAACGCCGTAGTGCCACAGGTGGCGTACATGTTTTTCAGGGCAATATCTGCGGCCCTTGCCCGCGCGAACGCGGCGGACGAATCGAAGGAGTTGATGATATGAACACACGCGAATTAACTGCACATAAGACCGTGTGTGGTTTTTATCAACCAAACATTATCGTCCACGGTAATTATGGCCTTGGCGGCTCTGGTTATCTTTATCAGATTTGTTATGGTGATGAGGGGCTAGTAACTCAAGCCCGTCTACATCGCAACGCCACAAATGAGGCGCTTCTTGCCGTGGTTATAGATCGTTTGAGCTTTCTCCAAGATGAACCATTCACCTGTGAGGAATACAGGGACGCGTTCAAACACGCAAATGCAGCGCTCCTTTGTCTTCGCAGGAGAGTAATGGGACACCGAGCGAACGCGGCGTCGGGTGCGGAGGAGGAAAAATGTCCATCGAAATAATAAACATGAGGAATGAGTGCCCAAGCAAGCCATACGATTTCCGCATTGACCGGAAAACACCATTGGGGAATCCGTTCGAAATAAACCTTGATGAAGGGCTAACTCGTGATATCGTGTGTGATAAATACGAGCACTATTTCTTGGGAATGGTGAATAGAGAAGAACTGGCGTGCATGAGCTATCTGAACAAGATGCTATTGTCCCTGAAAGAACATGGCAAGATACGCCTTTTCTGCTGGTGCGCTCCGAAGCGGTGCCATGGAGAAACGATCAAGGCGTGGATTGAGAGCCAGGAGCCACGCCCATGACCGCCGCCAAAACCACCCCGACAATCCCCTGCCCCGACTGCGCGGCCTGCCCCCTGGTACGGTACGTGCCCAAGCTCGGTGGGATGGTCCTGTGCCCCCTCTACCCGCCAGGCGTGGACCAGGAGCAACTTGCCCGGCTTATCCGGGTGGTCCGGGCCGGGGAGCGGGCTATTGCGGAGGGGGCCGCATGACCGCCTGTATCCAAATATATGACGGAACAAGAACCGGTGGACATGTCCGCACGGCCCTGGACGCAGCGACGGCGTACGCTGCGTCTGGAGGTCAGGCATTATTGCTCCAAACCAACATCCGCAAGAATGTCCCATCTGTGTTCCGAGGGGAAAAGATAATCGGGAAACTCATGGACCAGGACGTGGAACGCCTCCGCTCTACAGCAAAAAGATTGGGCGTTCTGCGCGTTCTTGTGGATCGCCCGGGGCAACCAACGCAGCACGTAGACCTCTGCCACACTCCATTGGGCAGGGCGCTGGTCGAGGGCGTTGTCCAACCCATGGAGGTAGCATGACCGCCCGCATCCTCCCCGGGGACGCCCTTGAGGTCCTGCGCACCCTGCCGGACGAATCCGTGCATTGCGTCGTGACCTCGCCCCCGTACTGGGGACTGCGGGACTACGGCGTGGCCGGGCAGATCGGGCTTGAGCCCCGGCACGACTGCGCGGGCTGGGCCACGGGCCAGGACTGCGGCGAGTGCTACATCTGCCGGATGCGGGCCGTGTTCGCGGAGGTGCGCCGGGTCCTGCGCTCGGACGGCACGGCCTGGGTCAACATGGGGGACAGCTACGCCCACAACACGACCAGGAATCCATCGCGCCCAGACCATGAGGGGAAACCATTTGTCCCGGGTGAGCATGTGCGGCATCCCGTCAGCGTCCCGTCCGGCCTCAAGCCCAAGGACCTGTGCGGCATGCCCTGGCGGCTGGCCCTGGCCCTCCAGGCGGACGGCTGGTGGCTGCGCTCGGACGTGATATGGGACAAGCCCAACCCCATGCCCTCCTCGGTCAAGGACCGTCCGACCACGAGCCACGAGTACCTGTTCCTGCTGGCCAAGTCCGCCCGCTACCACTGGGATCATGAGGCCGCCAGGGAGCCTGCCGCAGCGTTCAACGCTCACGACTTCACGGGCCCGGGCTACCAGGCCCCTGGGCAGACCCCGCACACCGGCACCCGGCCCAAGATCCAGCATCCCACGGCGCTCAGTTTCGGCCGCGCGGTCCACGAACCGGAGCGCCCGGGCCAGACCGCAGCGCAACACCGCTCGGGCCGCCAGCCCTGGCCACAGGGATGGGCCACGGAAGGCAAGCACGAGGCCGTCTACCACTCGAAGGGCAGCACGCGCCGGACGGTGCGCCCGGACGAAACGCGCGGCGGTGAGCAGTGCCCGGGCGGGATGCCCCTGTACACCCGCAACATCCGCACGGTCTGGCGCATCCCGACCTATCCCTATGCCGAGGCGCATTTCGCCACCTTCCCGCCGGATCTCGCAAGCCGCTGCATCAAGATGGGCTGCCCGCCCGGGGGGACGGTCCTTGACCCCTTCGCCGGGTCCGGAACCACGGGCGTGGTGGCCCTCAAGTTGGGCCGCCACTTCTTGGGGGTCGAACTGAACGCGGAGTACATCCGCCTCGCCGAACGCCGCATGGACCGCGAGGCTGGCGGGCTGCTGGTGGAGGCCGCCGGGTAGATTTTATGCACAGTCCGCATGGCGTCCTTTTGGGCGGCTGGGATGCGGATAGGATGCGAGGGGTAAGGTAGATCGTTTTACCGCGCAGGAGGGAAGAGGTGCGCGAATACGGGGTGGTTTACTCGCGGTTCTGGCTGGAACTGGACAAGATCAAGGCAACGGACCAAGCCAAGCTCTTGGCGCTCTACCTTCTCACCGGCCCCCACACCCAGATGAGCGGGTGTTTCCGGATGCCTCTGGAGTATGTAGCGGCGGACCTGGGATGGGGCTTGGGAACCGTTGCGGAACGGTTAGGGGAACTGTTCCGCAACGGTTTGGCTTACCGTTGCCGGAACACCGGGTACGTTGTGACTCGGCACTACCTGCTTTTCAATCCCATCGCCAATCCAAACTGCGGCAAGACAGTTGCCAGACAGATAGACGAAATACCCGACTCCTTTGAACATTTTTGGATACTTGCCGATCTGCTGGAACCGTTCGCCAACCGTTTGCCTAACGGTTTCCTAAACGGTTTGCGTAACCGTTCGGCAAACGGTTCCGGTAACGGTTACACCAACGGTTCCGGAACGGTTTTCGGAACCGTTACCCAAACCGTTCCTTCTCCTATTATGGACCCTGCGCGCGAAGAGAAAGATTTAAGAACTCAAGAAGAAGAATTAAGAATTGCCCCCTCTTACGAGGGGGAGTCGACCGAGGCTTCCGCCTCGTCCGACCCGCGCTCTGCTGCTGGCGCTGCTCCTGCTCCCGATGATTGGGCCAAGCGGAACATGGGGGCGTGGTCCAGCTCCGGGGGAGATGCTCCCGAGGAGGTTTCGGACCGGGAGAAGGAGGCCGGGAGGGCTGCAGAGCATGGCGCCGGGAAGAGCGCGCAGGCCACGCGCCGGGAGAAGGGCCGGAAGGATGCCGGGATCGTGCAGCAGTTGGCCGAGATGTGGAACGGCATGGCCCTGGCCCCGGGCATGGGCCGGGGGCCGCTTCCCACGGTGCGGCTCGATCTGCTCAAGTCCGGGAGCGCGCGGTTCAAGGCGGCCCTGGCCCGCTGGCGCGAGATGCCGGACTTGGGCCAGTGGAGCGCGTTCTTCAACCGGGTGGGGTGGTCGAAGTTCCTGCGCGGGGAGAACGATCGGGGATGGACTGCGCGGTTTGACTGGGTGCTCAAAGCGGAAAACTTCACGAAGATCCTGGAGGGCCAGTACGACGACAAATCCGCGACGGGGCAGGCGGTGGACCCGGCCATGGTCCGGGAGATGGAGCGCTATTTCACCGAGTACGGGGCTGACGGGCTACGGGATGTGGCCCGGGAGCTCGGCGTCGGAACGGACGCCGTGGAGCAATTCCTGCGAGAGAAGGAGGCCATGTCGTGAAGGAAGTTCTTTTCGCCGCGAAGATCAACAAGCTGTTCGACCTGTTCAACCAGGACCGTCCGGACAACGCGCTGATCAAGACCTGGTGGCGGCTCTTCGGAGAGCGCTGGACCGAGGAGCAGATGGACGGGGCCATGGGCAAGGTGCTGGAGAGCAAGGCCCGGCTCCAGCGCGGGGAGAACGTGGCCCATGTGCTCAAGCAGGGGTTCCTGGCCTGGAGGGGTGCGGACCAGGGACGGCAGGCGCGGGACGAGACGTGCCCGCATTGCGACGGGGGGCTAGGGGCCATTTTCACCTGGCGGTTCAAGGACGGGCAGTATCTTCGGGCCACGTCGCTGTGCCGGTTCTGCCATCCCCGAGACCGTCGGTCCACGACCCGGGACGCTTTGCGTGACGCCGGTTTCATTGTGTGCGAGCCCGGCGAGGACTGGCGGGAGAAGTGCCTGCTCATGGATTCCTACAACGCCCAGGCCAGCATCAAGAACGTGCCCGGCCAGGGCCATGGAGAGACGCCACAGGGGTTCTCCGCACCCGGTTTAAGAGCGGGTTTTCCAGGGGTGCCCGGAGGAAATTTCGAAGTCCCTAGAAACGAAGTGAATCATGAACGGCGGACCACTTCTGACCGCCAGATACCGCTTGTGACCGGTTGAGGGAAAAACGCGGAGTAGGAAATGAAACGTAAGTATGTCAAAATTTCGCCTAAAGTGACACACCTTTTAAACCAGGCGGGGCGTGGGTTGCGCGGGTGTTTTCCCGCAAAATTCCCGCAAACGCTTTTTCGGCCGGAAAGGGGTGCCCTGTGAGCGTCGGATGCCGCCCCCTGAGCCGGGAGGAATTCGAGCGGGCCATGGGCGCGTTCGGCGGTCGGTACGAGGTGCGCGACCGGGCGCTGTTCTTCCTGCAGACCATGACCGGGTTCCGGATTCACGAGGTGCTTAGCCTGCGCCTCGGGGACGTGGTGCAGCACGGGCAGGTGGTGGAGCGGGTGGCCGTGGCCAGGCGCAGCATGAAGGGGAGGCGCAGCGGCCGGAGCGTGCCCCTGGCCCCCCGGGTGCGGGAGTGCCTGGCCGAGTTGGTGCGCTGGAACTACGCCCAGGGCCGCATGCGGCCGGATGACTACCTGTTCCCGAGCCAGAAGGGCGCGAACCGGGCCATCACCATCGACCGGGCGCGCCAGGTCTACGTGCGTGTGTTCTCGGCGCTCAGGCTCACGGGAAAGCTGGGCACGCACTGCTGCCGGAAGAGCTTCGGCACCTGGGCGCTCAAACGGGCCGTGGAGGCCCACCGGCGCGGCGAGATCGGCGACTACCTGCGCGTGGTCCAGGCGGCCATGGGCCACCGCAGCATCGAGAGCACGCTGGCCTACCTGCCCGACATGCAGGAGGAGGCCGACCGCATGATCCTGGACCTGGCCGGGGGTGAGGCGTGAAAGCGGAGAGCCAGGCCCAGGCCATGGAACCGCTCATGACCGTGGCCGAGGTGGCCGGTGTCCTGCGGTACGGCGAACAGACGGTATGGCGCATGGTGCGCCACAAAGAGATCGCCCACGTGCGCATGGGCAAGGACATCCGATTCCGGCCCGAGGACGTGCGCGCGTTCGTGGCCGGGCTGCTCGTCAACGCCAGGGAAGAGGGAGGCGCGGACTGATGAACCAGATGCTCAAGGGCTGGAAGGAGATCGCGGGATGCACGCCGTTTTGCGCGGACACGATCCGCAGGAATTACCGCAAGAAACTGGTCCAGGCCGGGGTTTTGTTCTTCGCTTATTGCGGACGTCCCAGACGCAAGACCCCCTGCGCCTATTCCCAGGATTTGACCGGATATTTCAAGAACTTTTCCAATACGCAGGCGTAGTATTGGCCATTTCCCTGCTACCCCTGATGTCTTTTCCTCGCCCCCGCCACTGCCTGCCTGCTCACCCCAAACTCCCGGGACAAGCCTGCATCGCTCTTGGACCAATCCGCCGTAGACCAGTCAACGCCCGCAGGGGCCTTGCTCCTTCCCCTCCCTTCCGTGCGGGCAGGAAGGCGCTTAAGGGTCTGGTAGTAGGCGATTTGGATCACGCCCTGGTCAACGGTGGGTATGGCAGCGGGCATGGCCATCGTCTCGTTCGGGTCGATTGCTTCGACCGCCTCTGCCATGATGGCGTCGAGAGCCGGGTTGCGGGTGATGGTCGGCGTGGCCCGGCCAAGGTGCAGGCCCATGAGCTGGGTCGTAGGCTGGCTCATGCACATGGTCATGGCGCTGGCCGAGAGGCCGCCAAGGGCGTGGTCAACGACGGCAAGGATTTGTCCGAAAGCGGTGAGGAGGGTGGTACTGGTGGTCATAGTGCGCTCCTAGCTGCTGTAGACGCGGCGGAAGCGGGCTTGCGGACCATACTGCTGCCAGTCAGGACGCATGGCCCTGCGGTTGTCGTGCCAAGCGGCATTGCTGGCGCTAGCCTCCAACTCACGACGATCCGGCCAGTCGTACATGGTGCCGAGTCCATTGCGGGGGGCGATGCGCGAGGCGGACAACTTGGCGGTGGTCCTGCGGGCTATGGTGGTCTGCATTGCGGCGCTCCTTGTGGTTGACAGTTACATATTTGCGGCGATCGTGGCGTATTCGTCCGGGAACCTCTTGGTCAGGGCCTTGAGTTGCCCGGACCACCCGAAATCACGGTGCTCAATCCACCATCCGGCGTCGGTAGCCAGGGCGATCAGTTCCAAGGTCAGGGCCATGCGACCATTGGGCTGCGCCGCGCTCAACTCTTCCAGCTTCAGGACCAGGGCGGCGCGGATATCGGTGGCCCAAGAGATTTGCTTTTCGCTCCCGGTCAGGGTGGGCAGGCTGTTGGCGTTCATGGTGTTCCCCTTCGTTTTTCCTCGGCGGTTCCATTGCCGCCCTCGTTGATTACAAGATAGGCATTGTCTGCAACATTGTCAACTAGTTTTTTCGAACATTGCCAATTTTAATTATGCAGAAATCCCACTTCTGAATCCCACGTCTGAATCCCACATCGTCCCACCTTTGAATCCCACGTCTGAATCCCACCTCTAAATCCCGCTTCTAGATCCCGTTTGGTGTGGGATTTTTCTTTTGGGTATCCTCCAGCCTGCGAGCCTACCCCTTGAGCGTGGACCGGCTCCGGACTCTTCCCCCGGGGCCGGTCCAAACCAAACCGAAGCGATGATCCATGAAACTCTTCCTGCGCTACCTGGTCCCGCTGCTCTCCCTGGTCCTGTTGACCCTCGGAATCTTCTACCTCGCGCCGCAACGCCTGGAGCTGAGCAACTACAAGGCCATGCTCCTGGCCCAGGGCTTTTGCCTGGGCTGGATGCTGGACCACGTGTGCGTGCCCTACGCCCGGCCCCACGGCTACCTCATCCGCCGCTGGACCGAGAAGACCGGATTCCGGGCCAACCTGGCCGACTACGCCGTGGCTCCGGGCTGCGAGTGGCTGTTCATCACCGCCTGCCTGCGCCGGGCCGGAAGCTGCTGGATGGGCATGTGGGTCATGGGGGCCGGGCTGTGATCCATATCGCTGGGATTCTGCTTCTGGTGAGCCAGATTTTCCACCGTACATCAGCGCTTCGTTTTTTTGCGGCTGTGCTTGTCGCAATTGAATGCCTAGCGCCGATACCGGCCCACCCTGAGTCCATCCCGCCCCAGGCAAACCGCTGGCGCTCCGAGCTGATCCGCTCGTTCCAGTACGTCTGGGGGCTCAAGGCCCCGGTGGCGGACGGCGCGGCCCAGGTCCACACCGAAAGTCGCTGGAACCCGCAGGCCAAGAGCCCGGTGGGAGCCTTGGGGCTGTCCCAGTTCATGGAGCCCACGGCCCGGGACATGGCGCGCAGGCACCCGGAGATGGGCGCGGCGGACCGCGCGAATCCGTTCTGGGCGATGCGGGCCATGGCTCAGTACGACAAGGACCTCTGGGACCAGGCCGGGGATATGGACCCGGCCGACGACTGCGAGCGGATGGCCATGATGCTCAGCGGCTACAACGGGGGGTTCGGATGGGTGCGCAAGGACGCGAGGCTGGCCCGGCGCATGGGGCTGGACGCCCGGCGTTGGTTCGGCGGCATCGAGTTGGCGGACAGCGGCCGCTCGGACGCGGCCTTTGCGGAGAACCGGCGCTATCCGGACGTCATCCTGCACCAGCGCGCGGCGCTGTACGAGGCGTCCGGGTGGGGCCGGAGGGTGTGCCGGTGATTCCCGTGCTGCCCAACTTCACGGCCATGCTGGCCCCGGGCGTGTCACGGCTGGCCGTGGTCCTGGGCGTGGTGCTGGCCCTGGCGCTCGCGGCTGGCGGCGGGTTCTGGTGGGGCTACTCGGACGGGAAGTCCCGGGCCGATGACCGCTGGTCTGCGGCCATGGAGCGCCGGGAGACTCAGTTCGCCCAGGCCCAGGCCAACGCCACGCACCAGGCCTATCTCCTGCTGGAGAACGCCACCCGCCGGGGGAACGAGGCCGAGCGCAAATTTCTCTCCTCCGCGCGGACCATCCAGGCCCAGCGCGCGGAGCTCAACCGCAGGAGGATCGCCGATGCGTCGCGCGAGGTGCGTTGCCCTGATGCTGGCTCTGGCCCTGTTTTTCCTGACGGCTGGGTGCGCGAGTACAACGCGGCCCTCGGTCTCGGCCACGGCGGTGATGCCCTGCCCGGCCCCGCCCCCGGGGCTGACGGAAACGCCACATCCGCCGGGGCCGCTGGTCCCTGGGTACGCCGGGGAGTGAGCGCGGCCGACGTGCTGGCCCACGTGGCGGACGTCGGGGCCTGGTGCCGCACGGTGCTGGCCCAGAAGCTGGCCCTGGACCGCTGGGCCGAGGGGCGGCCGTGAACGCTGAGTGGGTTCAGCCCGCCGTGTTCACGCTGGTGATGGGCATCATTGCCTGGCTGGGCAAGATGCACATCGATTCGCTCAAGGAGACCATCCGGAATCTGACGGCCCAGGTGGCCGAGATGCAGAAGGCGCTCTACCAGACGCTTAGCCGCACCGAAGCGGACGCGATTTACGACCGGATGCGCGAACAAGAAGTGAAGTGCGCCGCCCGACATGGGAGCGGAGGCTAGCTGTGGCCGAGCCCAAGCGAAAGAAGCGCGCGCGCCCGGACTGGGAGCAGATCGAACGGGAGTACCGCGCCGGGCGTACTGGGCGTTCCATCGCTCGGGAGCATGGAGCCGACGAGTCCAGCATCCGCGCCCGGGCCAGGAAGCACGGCTGGAGCCGGGACCTGACCGGGGCCGTGCGCGTGGAGACGGCCAACGCGGCCATCCGCTCCCTGGCCGATAACGCGGCCAACGACCGGGACATCGTAGCCCAGGCCGCCCAGCGCGGCGCGGACATACTGGCTTCCCAGCGCAGCCTCGGCGGCCGCCTGCGCGTCCTGGTGGAGGCCCGGGTGAGCGAGATGGAGGAGATGGACAAGGATGCCTCCGCACCCAAGGGCGGCAAGGCGCTGTCCGAGCGCTGCCGCATCCTCTCCACCCTGGCCGTGACCGCCCAGCGCGTGGTGGACCTGGAGCGCAAGGCCTGGGGCCTGGACGCGCTCGGCGAGAAGGACCAGGACGAGACTCCCCTGTCCGGCCACCAGGACCTGCTCAAGCGGCTGGAGGCGCAGCTGTGACCCGGCTGGAGCGCATCGAATTCTACCGGCGGTTCATCACCGAGGCGGTGGAGCGCGATGAGGCGAACGGGGACAAGGGCCGGAGCGCGGAGCGGCAGGTGCGCCGCAAACTGTGCCTCAAGGATCTGTTCTATCTCCTCGTGTTTGAGCTCAAGCGCCAGGACCTGAACAAGGACTGGCTGTACGACCGCTGCAACGAGGTCCAGGCCGAGCCGGACGGCCAGCTCGATCTGTGGGCGCGCGAGCACTACAAGTCCACAATCATTACGTTCGGAAAGACGGTCCAGGACATCCTGGCCGATCCGGAAATCACCATCGGGATTTTCAGCCACGTCCGGCCGGTGGCCAAGGACTTCTTGAGGCAGATCAAGCGGGAGTTCGAGCGCAACGAGGACCTGAAGTGGCTGTTCGCGGACGTGCTCTGGGCCAATCCCCAGCGCGAGGCCCCCAAGTGGTCCGAGGACGACGGCATCATCGTCCGGCGCGCAGGCAACCCCAAGGAGGCAACGGTGGAGGCCTGGGGCGTGGTCGACGGCCAGCCCACGGGCAAGCATTTCCGGCTCATGGTCTATGACGACCTGGTGACCAAGGAATCCGTGACCACGCCGGACATGATCCGCAAAGTCACCGACTCCTGGTCCCTGTCCCTGAACCTGGGAGCGGCGGGCGGCGCGGTGCGCATGATCGGCACGTTCTACCACCTGGCGGACACGTACAAGGAGATCATCCGGCGCGGTTCGGCCCGGCCGCGCAAGCACCCGGCCACCGTGGACGGCACGGCCGAGGGCGAGCCCGTGCTCCTCACCCGCGAGGCCCTGGCCAAGAAGCGGGCGGACATGGGCCCGTACGTGTTCGGGTGCCAGATGCTGCTCAACCCCATCGCGGACAAGGCCCAGGGCTTCCGCGAGGAGTGGCTCAACTTCTATGACCAGCGGCCCGGTTTCACCCAGGGCATGAATCTCTACCTCCTCTGCGACCCGGCCGGAGAGAAGAAGAAGTACAACGACTACACCGTGATGGTGGTCATTGGCCTGGGCCGGGACGGCAACACCTATCTGGTGGACGGCCTGCGCGACCGGCTGAACCTGGCCGAGCGCGTCAGGGCGTACATCGCCATGCACCGCAAATGGTCTCCCAAGCGCGCCGCTTACGAGAAGTACGGCAAGGACTCGGACATCGAGGCCATCGAGGCGGAGATGGAGCGGCAGTCCTACCGGTTCAAGATCATTCCCGTGGGCGGGCCGATGCCCAAGCCAGACCGCATCCGGCGGCTCATCCCCGACTTCGAGAACGGCCGGTTCTGGCTCCCCCACCGCCTGATGTACATGGACGCCGAGGGCAAAGCCCGAGACTTCGTGCGCGAGTTCGTGGACGAGGAGTACCACAATTTCCCCCTGGCTTCTCACGACGACATGTTCGACTGCATCGCCCGCATCAAGGAAACGGAACTCGGGGCCGTGTTCCCCAAGGCCGTGGAGGTCGGGGCCTACGGTGCGACCGAAACGTACAACCCCCTGGGGTTCGGCGGGCCTCCTCCTTCCGGAGGCGGCAGGTACGACCCCTTCACCTTCGGGATGTGACCATGGCCGTTCTTCCTCTCGACTACCCGCCACCGCAATTTGCGGGACTGCCCGCCGAATGCTTCCGGTTCTACCAGCTCTGCGACTCCTCCGGGAGGATGTACGCCGTGGGAGCCCTTGGCGAGCACCCGGATTGCCTGGTGCTGCACCTGGAGGTGCTCAGGCCGCGCGCTGCCTGGCACAATTTCCCAGGGGACCTGGAGTGGATGAAGGCGGCCGGGCGTGAACTCGGGAAGCGGCGCATCGTTGGGGTGAAGATGTCCGGCGGGCCGGACTCTGCGGACCAGCGCTGGAAGCGGTTCGCCGAGCGTTTCGGCTTCGTGTACCAGGGCAACGCCCAGATTGCCGAGCTGTCCCTGATCCCTTCCGCCCAGGCCGGGCAGCCTGCTCCCGAACCGGCGCTCACTGGCCCGACGCTCTCCCTGTGCCACCACTGCTACCGGGAGGTGGAGGCGCGCATCGTGGAGCAGGACGGCGTGCTGCTGATGGTCAAGACCTGCCCGGAGCATGGGGAGAGCGAGTCCGTGGTGGAGCCGGACGCGGCATTCTGCATGGAGGCCGCGCGCAACAGGGGCATCCACTGGCGCAACTTCCCGGGCGTGAACATCGAAGTGACCCACCGCTGCAACAACCGCTGCCCCAACTGCTACCACGACCGGGACCGCGAGGAGCCCGGATTCGCCAACATCCTGGCCAGGATCGCGGCCAGCCCGCACCGGGACGTCTGCCTGTTCGGCGGCGAGCCCACGGTGCGCCCTGACGTGCTGGCCATCATCCGGGAGGCCCGGGCCTTGGGCAAGCTGGTGAGCCTGTACACCAACGGTATCCGCCTGGCTGACGCCGGGTTCTGCCGGGCGCTCGTGAACTCGGGAATATCCGGCCTGGGGTTCAGCCTCCACCATCCGGAATACAGCACGCCCCGCGTGTTCGGCCTGAAACTCAAGGCCCTGGAGAACCTGCGCGGGACCGGGCTGGTCAACCACATTTCCTTTTCGCTCCAGCACCCGGGGCAGATTCCCGGCATTCTGGATCTCATCGAATCCCACCGGGACCATGCCCAGGAGTTCCGGATTCGCAGCGCCTACCTGCCCGAGCGCGTGGATTTCTTCTGCTCAGAGATGGCGGCGATGGTGCGCGAGGTGTCCGCGCGGGGCGGGGTCTCCTTCGAGCTGCACCCGGGGGCGGAGAACACCCGCTACCAGGTCGGCTTCGACTACGACGGCGTGAAACTCTGGGTCATGAGCTGGCCCAGCGACGTGAACATAGACCTGGTGCAGGCCAGCGGGCCTCCCTACGCCAGCTACGTGCCCGGGTTCTGCCTGCATTTCTGCCACATGGTGGCGATTCAGAACGGCATCAAACGCGGCTGGCTCAACGGCCGCCGCATCGCGGAGGTGTGACATGGGTGGAGGCGGACTGTCCTGGATTCCCATCATCGGGCCGCTCATCGACCCGCCCAAGGCCCCGGAGATTTCCATGCCTGCACCGGCCCCGGCTCCGGTCTGGGAAGCCACGGGCGATGACGCCCAGGCCCAGGCCACGGCCGACGCGGCGGCGGCCAAGAAGGCGGCCACCGAGGCCGAGAAGGCGTCCCTGGGGCGCAAAGCCACCCTGCTCACCGGGGCCGGAGGCGACACCAGCGCCGCCCCGGTGAAGCGCAAGACCCTGCTCGGGGCCTAGGAGCGGACCATGGCCGACGACCGCGAACGCATCAAGGATCTGGAGCGCATCCGCAAGCGGCTGGAGCGCATCCGCGCGCCCTGGGAACCGGAGTGGCGCGACGTGGGCACGTACATCTGCCCGCGCAAGGGGCGGTTCTGGTCCGGCGACACCAGCCGGGGCGCGTCCACGGCGAACCAGAAGGCCCCGAACCCGGTGCCTCTGTTTGCCCTGCGCACCTTCGCCAGCGGCATGCAGGGCGGGCTCACCTCCCCGTCCCGTCCCTGGCTCATGATCGGGCTGGAGCAGGAGGAGCTCAACCGCCGGGAGCCGGTCAAGCTCTGGTGCGCGGAGGTCACGCGGCTCATGCTCACGGTCCTGGCCAAGAGCAACTTCTACCGGTCCTGCTACAGCTTCTATTTCGAGAAGGGCGGATTCGGCACTGCGGCCATGTTCATCGACGAGGATTTCGAGGACATCGTGCGGTTCCGCACCCAGACCATCGGCGAATACTGGATCGACCGGGATGCCAGCGGCCGGGTGCGCACGTTCATCCGCCAGTTCACCCTGACGGCAGACCAGGTGGCCGCCAAGTGGCCGGACACCTGCGGAGCCGAGCTCACGAACATGGCAGAACACAACCCGGACGCGGAGATCGAAGTCATCCACCTGGTGCGCGAGCGGGCCAACCGCGACCCCAGGAAGCAGGATGCTTCCTCCATGCCCTTCGAAAGCGTCTACTACATCGCGGGCCGCCAGGTACTGCTCTCCGAATCCGGCTACCTGGAGTGGCCGTGCCCGGTGGGGGTGTTCGAACTCACCGGCCCGGACAAGTGGGGCGGAGGACCGGGCAAGGACATGGCCAAGCTGGCCTGCCTGCTCCAGAACATGATGTTCACCGACGTGGAGCTTACCCACCTCTCGGCCAAGCCGCCCATGGCCAAGCCCAGCACCTTCGAACGGTACCTGGACACCCGGCCCGGCGGGCAGACCCCCGTGGACGCCGACGAAAAGGGCCTGCGCCCCTTGTTCCAGGTGGACCCGGCGGCCATGGCCCAGCTCAAGGCCAAGATCGACAAGCTGGAGCACCTCATCGAAATCGGGTTCTACTGCGACCTGTTCCGGGTCATCACCGACGACAATCGCTCCAACGTCACCGCGCTGGAAATCCAGCAGCGGGTCCAGGAAAAGATGGAACTCATCGGTCCCACCATCGACGGGACGATCAACGATTTCCTCAAGCCGGTCATCGTGCGCGTGTTCGGGATCATGGACCGGGCCGGGATGATCCCCCCTGCCCCGCCGGAAATCCAGGATCTACCCATCAAGATCGAGTTCATCTCGCCCCTGGCCATGGCCCAGCGCGCCAGTGGAACCAAGACGCTGCGGGCTTTCTCCTCCTTCATCGGCGAGCTGGCCCAGCTCAACCCCGGGGCGCTGGACAAGTTGGACGTGGACGCGCTCGTGGACCAGTACGCCGAGGACACCGGCGTGCCGCCCAAGGCGGTCATCAGCACCGACGACGCCCAGGCCATGCGCGCCGAGCGGGCCAAGATGCGCCAGTCCCAGGAGCGCGCCGCCGCCATGCAGCGCGACGTCGAGTCCCTGCGCAAGCTCTCCGGCGTGGACCTGTCCGGCGACAACGTGCTCTCGCGCCTGGCTGACGCGGCCCAGTCCCAGGGAGGCGTCCAGTGAGCGGCGACGAGGTGAAGCGGGCCGCCGAGCGCGGCCAGCTCCTGTCCGATTTGCGCGACACCTTCGGCACGGCCGCCGGACGCCGGGTGCTTTCGCGCATCTACGCGGGGGGCAGGCTCTTCGAATCGGTCTACGTCCAGAACGCCCAGATTCACAAGTTGGCAGGCATCCAGGAGTTCGTCCAGGGCCTTTTCCAGCTCGTTCAGGAGGCGGACGTGGAGATCAACATTTCCATCCTGCGCGAGAGCGCACAACCCTCAACCACGGAGACGAGCGATGGACGCGGAAACGACCAAGGTTAACACCGGGAGTCAGGACGGCGGAATCGCTTCCAACGGCACGGCGGACAACGGCGGCCAGGGAGCGGACACGACACAGGGCGGGGCCACGCAGCCCCAGGACCAGGGCGCGGGCCAGAAGGCCCCGGGCCAGGCGGATTCCCTGCTCGCTGGCGGCGACGCCAAGGGCGGCGAGTTCCTGGCTTCCCTGCCCGAGGCCCTGCGGGGGCACGAGGCGCTCAAGGACGTGAAGGACGTGGCCGGTCTGGCCCAGGCCTTCGCCGATCTGCACGCCAAGCTGCCCAAGGTGCCCGAGGCCCCGGACAAGTACGAGCTCACGCTGCCCGAGGGCATCAAGCCCGACGAGGCCGCCATGAACGGCTTCAAGGGCCTGGCCCACAAGCTCGGGCTCGGCAACGAGGCGGCCCAGGCTCTGCTGGAGTTCGACGTGCAGCGCAACATGGCCCAGGTCAAGGCCTTCAACGACGGCCTCCAGGCCCAGGAGGAGGCCATCCGCAAGGACTGGGGCCAGAAGCTGGACGAGAAGATCGAAGGCATCAACCAGATGATCCGGCGCTTCTCGGCCAGCCCCCAGGAGGCCGAGGCCTTCAAGACCTGGATGAACAACACCGGCCTCGGGAGCTACGCCCCGCTGCTGCGGTTCCTGGACAACGTGCGGGGCAAGTTCAGCGAGGACACGTTTGTGGAGGGGAACGGCGGCGGCTCTGGCGGATCGAAGACCCTGGCCCAGACGCTTTACCCTGAGTAACAAAACACAATTAAATCTGGAGGAAACGATATGTCCACCCTGACCGGACCCACCACGCTTTTGGATTGGGCTCGTCGCAAAGACCCGGACGGAAAGATCGCCAAGATCGTGGAGGTCCTGAACAAGACCAACGAGATCCTGGATGATGCCATTTTCGTGGAGGGCAACCTGCCCACCGGCCACCGCACCACCATCCGCTCCGGCCTGCCCTCGGTGGCCTGGCGGCTGCTCAACTACGGCGTGCAACCCTCCAAAAGCACCTCTGTGCAGGTCACCGACACCTGCGGAATCCTCGAAGGATACTCGGAAGTCGACAAGGAGTTGGCGGACCTGAACGGACGCACCGCCGAATTCCGTGCTTCCGAGGACGCGGCTTTCCTGGAGGCCATGAACCAGGAGATGGCCCAGACCATCTTCTACGGCGACACCCGCCTGACCCCGGAGAAGTTCCTGGGCCTGTCCGCCCGCTACTCCGACAGCACGGCCGAGAACGGGACCAACATCATCAAGGCCGGTGGCTCGGGCAACGACAACACCAGCATCTGGCTGGTGGTCTGGGACGAATCCACCTGTCACATGCTTTTCCCCAAGGGGACCACCCAGGGTCTCAATCACACCAACTTGGGCGAAGTCACCCTGGAAGATGCCAACCGTGGCAAGTACCAGGGCTACCGCTCCCACTACCAGTGGAAGGCCGGGCTCACGTTGCGCGACTGGCGTTACGCCGTGCGCATCGCCAACGTGGACGTGTCCGACCTGACCGGAGCCAGCGCGGCGGACCTCATCGACAACATGGTCACGGCCTACCACAAGATTCCCAACATCAAGATGGGCCGCGCCGCCTGGTACTGCAACCGGACCATCGCCACCTACCTGCACAAGCAGGTCCGGGACGAGGAGAACGTGTACCTGACCCTGGACAACGTGGGCGGAAAGCCGGTGACCAGCTTCCTGGAAATCCCGGTGCGCCGCTGCGACACCATCCTGGATACCGAAGGCCCGGTGAGCTAACGCGCAACCCTCCGGGCCGGGGACAATCCCAGCCCGGAAATGCGCCCCGATGGGCGCGAGGAGGAACCATGTACGTCGATTCCCAACTCATGCTTTCCGATGCCCAGGCCGTGACCGCCTCGGGTGCGTCCTCCAATTCGGTGGATATGGGGCCGAACAGCCGCAAACTGGACGTGGGCGACCCCATTTATCTGTTCGTCAACGTGGACCAGAGCTTCACCGCCGATGGTTCGGCCACCCTGTCCATCGGGGTGCAAACCGACGACGATTCGGCCTTTGGCACGGCCGTGACCCTCATGACCACCCAGGCCTACGCCAAAACCGCGCTCACCGCCGGGCGCACCCCGATCATTCTGGCCCTGCCCCATGGGGTCAAGCGCTACCTGCGCCTCTATTACACCGTGGCCACCGGACCCATGACCGCCGGGAAGCTCTCGGCCGTCCTGGCCTCGGATGTGGAAGGAAACTTCATCTAACCAAATAGCTGTACGGGAGCCCTCATTCCCAATCTAGAAAGGAAATCGCCATGGCTGATTACCTCTGTCTGCGCAAATGCGAGTGGCGGGGCAGCATCTATGATGCGGACGTGAAGTATCCTTTGGAACCGAAGGACAATCCCCCGCATCACTTCAAACTCATCGAGGAGCCAACCATGGGCACCGCCTCGGTGAATGCCCTGCAGGAGCAGCGCGCCTCCCTGCTGGCAAAGGCCAAAGTCCTGGATGTCGCGGTGGGAGAAGAATGGACCCTGGAGCAACTGGCACACGCCATAGCCCAGGCCGAATCCAACCCGCCCAAGCTCCCCGGAAACGACACCCCGGCCCAGGCCGAGAGCCCCAAGCCCAAGGCCAAGGCCAAGGACGCGGCCCCCGCGCCCGCCCCGGCCCAGGACGGCGACGGCAAGTAACCCAAGCGGCCCCGGGGGGAGACTCCCGGGGCCTTTTCCAGGAGGCGGACCATGGCCCGCAGCGTGGTGAGCATCTGCAATCTAGCCCTGCTCCGGCTGGGCAAGGACCCCATCAACAGCCTGACCGAGGGCACCCCGCAGGCCATTTGCTGCGCGGCCATGTACGACGAGGCCGTGATGTCCGTGCTCCGGGAGTTCCCCTGGAACTTCGCCCAGACGTGGGTGGCCCTGGTCAAGGACACCACACCCCCGCCCATGACCTTCGCCTTCTCCTACCACCTGCCCACGGATTGCGTGAAGATGAACTGGGTGGCGGACAAAACCACCGTGTTCTCCGTGGTTGGCAACCGCATCTACACCAACGCGGACGATGCCATTGGCTGTTATACCCAGCTCATCACTGACCCGTCGCGGTTCGATGCCTCGTTCGCCGATTGCCTGGCCGCCCGGCTGGCCGCCGACATGTGCGAGCCCCTGACCACCAGCACCACCAAGCAGCAGGCATTCTTCACCATCTACCAGAACAAGGTGCATCAGGCCTGGATCGCGGACAGCTCCGAAGGCCAGGCGGACCCGGACCACGACGACACCTGGCTCTCGGCCAGCGGGTTCGGAACTGATCCCATCACCACGAGGCTTGGCTGATGGCGTTTCTTATCCAATCCAGCTTTGCCCGGGGCGAGGTCTCCCCGGAGGTCGGCGCGCGGGTGGACCTGGACCAGTACCGCGTGGCGCTGGAGACGGCGAGGAACGGCATCATTCGGCCCCAGGGAGGATTTTTCGACCGTCCCGGCCTGCGATTCATCGCCGAGTCGAAAACGCGCACAGCGGCCGCCTGGGACGCTGCCACGGCCTATTTGGCGGACGCCTGGGCGCTCTTCATCGTGGACGGCGCGCTCGATCTCTGGGTGGCCCTGGCCTCCTCCACGGGCGTCACGCCCGGGACCGACGACACGAAGTGGGCCCGCAACGCGGTCTGGCTCCTGCCGTTCCAGTTCTCGAAGGCCCAATCTTACATCCTGGAATTCGGGCACAAATACCTGCGCGTGTACAAGGACGGCGGCCAGGTGGACACCACGGTCACCAGCGGCGTGCCGGTGGAGGTGGCCACCACGTACACCGCCGCCGAAATTTCCGCCCTGCGCTTCTGCCAGCAGGCCGACACCCTGTTCCTGTTCCACCCGGCCCACGCCCCTGCCAAGCTGGCCCGCTCCTCGCACACCGCGTGGACCCTCACGGACCTGTCCATCACCAACGCCCCGGACTGGGTCAGCGGGCACCCCTCCTGCGGCTGCTTCTACAAGCAGCGCCTGTGCATGGCCTCCTCACCCGGCGCTCCGGAGAAGATCGCCATGAGCCGCAGCGCGGACTATTTCAACTTCAACACCAACACTGCCGAGTTGGTGGACGGCGTGCCCGGTGACCCCCTGGCCGACGACGCCTCGGTGGTTGAGCTGGCCAGCAACACCATGGACTCCATCCTGTGGATGGTCCCGCTGCGCAACCTGCTCGTGGGCACGGTGAGCGATGAGTGGCGCATCAACCTGGACGCCTCCAACGCGCCCATCCCGGATTGCGACCCCCAGACCAACAAGGGGTCCGAGCATCTGCCCCCGCTGACCGTGGGCTCCACGCTGCTCTTCGTCCAGCGCCAGGGCCGGGCCGTTCTTGAGCTGGCCTACGCGCTCTCCTCCGACGGATTCGAGGCGGCGGACCTGACCGCCCTGGCGGACCACCTTCTGGAGTCCTCGGGCATCGTGTGCTGGTGCTACCAGCAAAGCCCGCGCTCCATCGTCTGGGCCGTGCGCTCGGACGGCGTGCTGCTCGGCATGACCTACATGCGCGAGCATCAGGTGGTCGCCTGGCACCGCCACGATACCCAGGGCGCATTCGAAGCCGTGGCCGCCATCCCCGGAGACCGCGAGGACGAGCTCTGGGCCGTGGTCCGGCGCAACGTCGACGGCACCTGGAGGCGCTACGTGGAGCGCCTGGACCCGGAATTCAAGGAGGATTCGCGCACGAACGCCTTCCTCCTGGACTCGGGCCTCAGCTACTCCGGCGCGGCTGTGGGCACGGTCTCGGGCCTGGACCATCTGGAGGGCCTCACCGTGCACGTGCTGGCCGACGGCTACGTGCAGAATCCCAAGGTCGTGACCGGCGGGTCCATCAACCTGGACCGGGCTGCGTCCGTGGTCCACGTGGGCCTGCCCTACGTCGGGGAGTTCGTGAGCCTGCGGCTGGACGGCGGAGCGCCCGACGGCACGAGCCAGGGACGGATGAAGAAGGTGGCCGGGGTCAAGGCCCTGTTCCGGCGCTCGGGCGGGGAAATCCAGGTGGGCCGGAAAACCGCAAACCTGAGCCCCCAGCAGCTCGTTCCCTCTGACCCGGCCAACCCCGTGGGGCTCTTCGACGGGTACAAGGACCTCAACATCCTGGGCAGTTGGGAGCGGGACACTCAGATCGTCATCCGCCGCACCCAGCCCCTGCCCGTGAACATCCTGGCCCTTGTGCCCGAACTCGTCACGGGGTCCAAATGAGCAGGCCGCTCGTCTACCCCCTGCTCCCGGAGCACATGGACGGCATGGCCGTGCGGCCGGGCGTGTGCCTGGAGCTGGCCCGGGCCAACCTCGGGCGCGGCCCGGCCTATGCGCTCATGACCCGGGAGGGCGAGACCCTGGCCGTGGGCGGGCTGGTCCTGGCCTGGCCCGGCGTGGCCGAGGCCTGGCTTGCTCCGAACCCGGAGGCCGCCGGGCATGGCCTGTCCCTGGTGCGCGAGTGCCGCAGTTGGATGGAAATGCTGCGCAAAAGCCTCGGGCTGGTCCGCATCCAGATTCACGTGCGCGCCACGGACAAGGAGGCGCTGCGCTTCGCCCGCCTGCTCGGGTTCGAGCGCGAGGGGTATTGCCGCAAATTCACACCGGACGGCCGTGACGCCGTGCGCCTGGCGAGGATCTTCTGATGGAAAGCGTCATCATCCCGGCCGTGAGCTACTTCTCCGAGTCCGCCGGGGCCGAAATGGCCGTGGGCAACATCGTGGGCATGGGCGACTACGGCGGTGGATTCTTCACCCAGCTCGGCCAGTTTGGTTCCGCGCTCCCCTCCCTCTCCACCCTGGGCACCATCGCCACCATCGGCAGCGGGATCATGCAGGCCGATTCCCAACTCCGGCAGTCCCAGTCCCAGGAGCAGGCGCTGCGCCTCGCCGCCCAGCAGCAGGCGAACAACGCGGCCCAGTCCGATCAGGAAGCCAAGTACCAGGAGGCCAAGACCGACCTGGAGGTGAAACAGCACCGGCTGGAAGTCGGCGCGCTCAAGGGCCAGCAGCGCTCGTTGCTCGCGGATTCCGCCGTTGCTCTGGACACCGGGGACGGCTCTCCGCTGAGCCTGCTCACCTCCACCGTGGCCAAGGGCGCGTATGACGAGGACATCCTGCGGTACGGCGGGGACCTGGCCGCCTGGCGCGCCCGCACCCAGGCCCAGCAGGACCGCGATTCCGCTGCCTACAAGACGTACCAGGCGGACCAGGTGGGCGGAAGTTCCCTGCTCCAGCCCGCCGGGACGCTGCTGGCCACGGCCGGGCGCGTCTGGGGCCGCAAATCCGGACTCTCCCTGGGGGTGTAGACCATGGCCACGCTGCGCGTTCCCACCTATTCCCAGGCCACGGGGCAGAACGCCCCGGACCGCGTCCAGACGCCCCAGGCCCTGGGCGCTCCCCGCCAGCAGATCGACTATTCCGGCCTGGACCTGGCCGCCCGCATCGCGGAAAAAACCGGGGCCTCGGTCCAGGACGCCGGGGAGCACGCTCTCGCACGCGCGGACTACCTCCAGGAGAAGCAGGACGCGGCCGACGTGGTGCGGGCCTTCTCCGGTTTCCAGGACCAGGAGCGCGGCATGCTCGGCCAGGAGGCCCAGAAGCTCGGACTCGATGCGCGCGGGGCCGATGAGCGCGGCAAGTCGTGGTACGACGAGGCCATCCGCACCAGCGCCGAGCAGTTCCAGAACCCGCTCCAGAAGAACGCCTTCCTGACCATGGCGCTGCGCGCCCGGGACACCGGCCTGGACGCGCTGAACAAGCACGTGGCGGGCCAGAACCTGGCCCTGAACCGGCAGGGCGTGGACACCGCATACGCCAACGCGGCGGCGGACGTGGCCCTGTTCCCCCTGGACGAGGCGCGCCGGGAGACGGCCATCGCCAACTACCGGGGCGCGGTGGGGGCGCTGCTCCACGGCCAGGACAACGGAGCCCTCCTGGCCGAAGGGGAAGCCAAGCTGCGCGCCGAGGCCATCAAGCGTGCGGCCCAGCTCAATCCGGACGCGGCCATGGCCATGCTCGAATCCCAGCGCGACAAGCTCGGGCCAGCCGCGATCCCCCTGGCGCAGCAGATGGAGCAGCTGGCCAAGGCCCGCAGAATCGACACGGCCTACGCCAAGGTGGTTGGCGAGCACGGCGGCGCGGGCGGCGTGAACTACGCCCGGGCGCTCTCGAAACTGGCCGACCCCGCCTACATCGCGTCCATGGGCCTGCACGTGGACGATGCCAAGCACATCGCGGACATGCTCCACGGCCAGTACGCCCAGGACCTGGAGATGCGCGACAAGTCCCGGGCGGAGAACGACCGGAAGGTGCTCGGTGAAGCGTACGACCTGGCCATCAAGGGGGACAAGGCCGGGGCCGTGGCCTACCTCGCCCGCACGCCCATGGCTGATCCCAGCAAGAGGTACGAGGCGCTCAACGCGTTGAAGAAGGAGGTCTGGGCCACCGATCCCTCGGTGCAGGCCGAGCTCATCAGGGACATCTACTCCGGGCGCATCTCGGACGCCAAGGATATGCTTCCGAAGATGGGAAATGGAATATCCGCTGAAACATACAAGAATCTTGAGGAGACGTTGACGCATGTTAGGCAGACCGGTGGAACGGGAGCCGGTATAAATTTCTTCCAGCAGTCAATTGATAAGTATGATGCGTTGGCAAAGCAGCAGAACGATCCGGAAATGGAATTGCGCAAGCAGGATTTCATTGCCACGTTGGATTACTATGTTCGCAAAGAAAAGTTGAGCGGACCACAGATTCTATCCAAGGCGGACGAACTAATGAAGGCCGAGCCCACCATGTGGCAAAGCCTGTTCGGTTCGGACACCAGCAAGAACGCGCTGGGCAGCCGCAAGAACCTCGTGGCCGCGTTCCAGCAACAGCCCTGGGCCAACGCGAACGCTCCCCAGGGAGGCGGCCAGCAGCCCGCGCCGCCCCCGGCCCGGCCCGTGGCCCCGGCACAAAGCCCCCTGTCCGTGCCCGGCGCGGACCAGCCCAAAACCCCGGCCTCGCCGAGCGGGCTCACCGTGCCCGGAGGTGATACCCCTCCCAAATCGGCGCTGGCGGCCGGGAAGCACACCCGCTTTGCGAACGGCCAGGTCTGGACCCTGGACCAGCAGGGCAAGCCGACGAGGGTCAATTAAATGAACAATCCCTGGGAAGTCGTTGCGGAAGAACCGGCCGGAGCGTGGGATGTCGTAGAGGAAATTGACGCCCCTCCCAGCAACACCGGGGCCGCACCCCAGGCCCAGCCCACGGCGGCTGCGGCGGCTCCTCCAGCCCCGGCAGCTCCGGCCCAGACCGATGCCGAATCTCCCTCCGATCCGGAGGCGATGCGCGACGCCTGGACCCTGGCCGGGGAGGCCGGGCCGCGCCCGGAGCAGCCCCAGGACCAGCCGGACCCCGCCCGTCCGGAACTCACCATGGGCCGCCTGTTCGGGGCCGCCTGGGGCGAAATCAAGACCTGGCCCTCCCGGGCCGCCACCGGCGTGCGGGCGAACCTCGAAGCCAACCTGGACGATGCGCACCACGCGCGGTTCGCCGACGCCCCGGATTTGTTCATGTTCCCGGCGGAGCGCGTGGCCGTGGACGCCCGGTCCATGGAGCTGGAGCAGAGCGGGCTCTCCCCGGGGGAATCCAGGCGGCAAGCCAAGATCGAATACTCGCGCCGGGCCAAGGAGGACATCCTGGGTTCCTGGCGCAGCGTGGAGCGCAACCCGTCGTTCCAGATGAACCCGGAGTACAAAGGCTCCTCCTCCGGGCTCATCGAGGACGCGGTGCGCGGCGTGGCCGGGTCGCTGCCGGACATGTCCGCCACGGCCGCCGCCCCCGGGCTCGGAGCCCTGAGCATGTTCAACAGCATGTTCGGGCAGAAGTTCCAGGAACTGGAAGAGCAGGGCGTCCCGTTTTCACGCAACGTCCAGGCCTCGCGGTTCAACGCCATCGTCCAAACCCCGCTTGAGCTCGTCAGCGACCTGGTTCAGCTCAAGGCCATCATGGGCCGGGGCGGGTTTTCCAAGACCGTCACCCATTTGGCCCAGGCCGCCCTGGGCGAAGGGCTCACCGAGTACGCCCAGCAGTACCCCGACGACGTGGCCACGCTCTGGGCTCTGAACCCGGACCTGACGCCCGACGAATTCCGCGCGGAACTGGCCCGCCGCCTCCCGGAGTTCCACGCCAACGCGCTCCACGCGGGCGCGGCCGGGGCGCTGGGCGGGTTCATCCTGACCGGCACGGGCAAGACCATCTCCATCCCCCTGGACATGTACCTCACGCGCAAGCAGCGGGAGCTCAACTCCCAGCGCCAGGCGTCCGCTGGAGAGGCGGAGTACCGCGCCGGGGCGGAAGAGGATCCCATGCGCGCCCAGGAAGCGCAGGCGGCCGAGGAGAGCCCGGCCTCCGAGCGCGTGGTGGACCGCTTGGCGGACCAGGCCGAGGCCGAAGAGGCCGCACCCGGGCGCGGCCCGGGCATGACCCGGGAGGAGGTGGCCGGGACCCTGGCCGCCCGGTTCGGCGAGGAGAAGGCGGCGGACCTGATGAAGATGCTGGACGCCCGGGCCGAGTCCTGGGCCGAGACCGAGCGCCGACCGCCCGAGGAGTGGTACACCACGTACTATTCCCGCATCGAAACCGCGCCGGAGCAGGCGGCCGCCACCAGGGCCGGAACCGGAGAGAGCGGAGCGCGCCCCGCCGAAGCGCCCCAGGAGGCCTCCCGGGCCCGGGCCATGGAGCCGGCCGAGTTGGAGGCCGCAGTCGCACGGCTGTCCGAGGGCGCGCCCAACGCCCTGCCCGTGCGCGTGCTGCCGTCCATCGAGGCGGCCGAGCCGCACATCCGGGTGGAGGCCCGCGCGCGTGGCAGCCAGCCCCAGGCGGCCTGGGATGAGAGCAGCGGGAGCGTCGTGCTCTTCGCCGACCGCATCGCTTCGCCCGAGGAGGCCGCGCGGCTCTGGCTCCATGAGCAGATCGGGCACCACGGCGTGCGCGAGGTTCTGGGCGAGCGGCTGAACCCGTTCCTGGACGAGGTGTACGGCCACTTCGACGCCGAGCACTGGGCGGGCGTGGCCGACGCCTACAAGCTGGACCTGGAGAACCCGGAGCACCGGCGCATCGCGGCCGAGGAGTACCTGGCCCATTTGGCCGAGAAGATCGACGCCGGGCAGCACCTCACCCCGGACGAGCGCACCGTGTGGGAGCGCTTCGTGGACCTGGTGCGCCAGTGGATGCGCGAGCGCGGCGTGGAGACGAAGTTTTCGACGCTCACCGACGCGGACATCGCCCGCACCCTGAAGGATGCCGGGCGGATGGTCATGGGCGAGCGGGAGCCGGGGTCGGCGCAAGCGCCGCTGTACAGCGGGTCCAGGTCCATTCCCACCACGCCGGAAGAGAACGCGGCGCGGGGTCTGGAGGCGCTGGATCACGTCATTTCCAACAAGGCCGATGCTCTCGACGCCATGTTCCGGCCCGAGGTCGGGTTCATCTCGTTCTACTGGGGGGAGCCCGGGAAGGGGAAAAATCTCAAGGGCGGCGGTGGAATCTTGCATATCATCGCCAGGCGTGATGCCCAGGGAGAACGCGGACAGGACGTGGCGCGCAAGATGGTCGAAGTTCTTGCCCATGGGGAGTTCGGCCAGGTGTACGGAGAGGGAACCCGCGTCAACGTGAGCCATGACGGCCACACGGCCGTGCTGTCGCTGTACCGGTTCGGTGGGCGGGAAACGTGGCTTTTGTCCGGATGGAAGGACTTCGCCTCCGATGCGCATGGCGGGGGTGATGGCCCGTCCAAGGCTACTCACGCCGAGCCTATGCGTACTCGTCCCGGCGCGGGAGCGGAGGCTACGTCCAAGGAAAATATAACACCGCTCGGGGCTGACGGCAATCCCTTGTTCCAGTCCGCCTTCCACGGCTCCCCCCATCGCGGCATCGAGAAGACCGGGTTCAGCACCAAGTACATCGGCACGGGCGAGGGGGCGCAGGCTTACGGCTGGGGTATGTACTTCGCGAAGAGCAAGGATGTTGCGGAGTGGTACATGGAGAAGTTGGAGAACAACTATGTACGCCTCACCATGAAAGACGGACGCATAGACGTGGCGATGCGTACTACGACGGACGGGAGTGACGCCGGGGCCTTTCTTTCCAAACATCGTGGTGATTTTGAAGCGGCTATCGCAGACGCAAAGCGTCTAGGAGAACCGGCGGAAGTAAATAAACTGGAATATTGGCGTGATAACTCCGCAAAGGTCGAGCCAGTAGGGAAAAAGGGCCAACTCTACGAAGTAGAACTCCCCGACGATGCCAATCTCATGCTCTGGGACAAGCCGTGGTCTGAACAGCCTGGACACGTCAAGGCTGTGCTGGATGCTGCGTTGCAATCTGTGTCCGGGTATGACGGTACTCATTTCAACGATGAGATGATGTCTCTCAAGGTCGCTCTTGAACGCCGTGAGGGTGGGCGTGATGAGGTGCTTACCGGCAGAGAGGTTTACAAACGGATTGGTGAAGCGTTCAACAAAGGGACTGGAAACGACCAAGCAGCATCAGAGTACCTCCGCTCTCTCGGCATCATGGGCCACAAATATCTGGATGGCACGAGTCGGGGAATGGGTGAGGGTTCCCACAACTTCGTGATTTACGACGACAACGCCGTGCAGATCGCGCAGACTTACTACCAGCGCAAAGCAAGAGAAGAGCCCAAGGGCTCCATCCATTTCCTCGACGACGGCCGCGCCGTCCTGCGCCTCTTCCGCACCGCCGACGTGACCACCGTGATCCACGAGACCGGCCACATGCTGCGCCGCCAGCTCATGGAGCCGGACCGCGCGGCCGTGGAGGCCTGGGCCGGGGTCGCGGACGGGCGCTGGACCCGGGCGGCCGAGGAGAAGTTCGCCACCGCCTTCGAGCGCTACGTGTACGAGGGCCAGGCCCCCACCTCCCGGCTGCGCATGGTGTTCTCCAAGATCAAGCGCTGGATGATGGACGTGTACCGCTCGGTGCGCGACCTGCCCGGCGCGCGCCTGCCCAAGGAAATCCGCGACGTGTTCGACCGGATGATGACCACGGAGCAGGAGCGCATGGAGGAGGCCGCGCGCTGGAAAGCCGTGAATCCGTTCCGGGTGGAGTCGCCGTTCGCGCCGGAACTTGAGCCCCACGCCGAGGAAAATCCCCTGGCCGGGGTGACGGACGCCTCCCTACGGTACTGGGAGGATGTGCAGGCCGAGGCCGAGCGCCGGGCGGACACGGTGATTGCCGAGCGCCGGGCCAAGGAGCAACGCGCCATGGAGCGCGAGGCCATGCGCACCTGGAAGGAGGAGGCCCGGGAGTACGTGGATTCCATCCCGGCACACCAGCACATGGCCGACATCGTGTCCCGGGGCGGCCTGAACAAGCGCCTCCTGGAGGAGGACTGGGGGCCGGAGACCATCCATGCGCTCATGCGCAAGCGGCCCGGCCTGGTGACCAACGAGGGGCCAGTGGGCGCGGACGTGTACGCCATGGACCACGGCTACGCGGGCGCGGACGAGATGATCAACCATTTCCTGGACGTGGACACCAAGCGCGAGCTGATGCGGGCGTTCGTCAACGGCCGGGCCAACGAGGCCGAGGCGCTGGCCGCCCTGCCCGAGGACTTCGCGGCCGGGTATTTCGAGCGGCTGGAGGAGGAGTCGAAGATCCTGGCCAGGCTCACCCGCATCCCCACCCAGCGGGCCGAGCGGGCACAGGTCCGGGAAATCGTGGGCTCCATGACCCTGGACAGCATCCAGAAGCGCCACCGATACCTGTTCAACGAACTGGAGCGGGCGCGGCGCAGCGTGGCCGACGCCTTCAACGCCGGGGACCACGAGGGCGCGCAGCAGGCCCTGGAGGCCCAGCGCCGCACGGCCCTGGAACTCAAGGCGATCATGGAGGGCATGCGCGAGGTCGGCCAGATTCAGGCCTCGGTCAAGACGCTCCTGCGCCGCAAAACCGAGGAGGCCCACGATCTCCAGCTCCGGGCGCTCCTGCACCGCTTCCTGCTGGCCCCGGACCCGGGCCAGGCGGCCATGCCCCTGGATTCGTTCTGGCTGTCCAAGGGATACAAGGAGCTTATCCCCGACTCGTGGGACAACGTGCGCCATCTGGATCGCATCAATCCTGCCCAGGCCACTCTGAACGATTATCGGGCGCTACATCTTGTAGCACGGCAAATCTGGTATCAGGGACGCAACGAAAAAATGCTCATCGCCGGAGCCGAAAAGCTGGATTTCGACCGGACAATAACAGAAATTGGCCGGTCCATCGTCATCCACAACGGCGTGATTCCTTCTCCAGACGCCCCATACACTCCGACGCTCCGAGAGAATCCACTCCAGAAACTCACCAGCGGGCTCTCCGCATTCCACTATGAGATGCTCAAGCCCGAAGAGATTTGTCGGTCCATGGACGGGGACCAGGACTTCGGGGCCGCCTGGACGCACGTCTACCGCCCCATCAAGGAGGCCGAGAAGGCCCAGGCCGCGCTTATGGAGAGGCTGCACCAGGAACTGGCCGAGGCGTTCGCACCCTTTGCGGACCGGTGGAGCGAGTGGCAGAAAAAGCGCGAGATGGTCCAGTTACCCGGCGAGCAGCTTCCCCGTCCGTTCACCCGGGAGCAGCAGATCATGATCGCGCTGAACTCCGGAAACGAAGGAAACCGGAAGGCCTTGCGCGAGGGATGGGGCTTCACCACAACCCAGGACGTCAAGGGGCGGCCCAACGACGCCGAGGGCAACGCCAAAATCGACGCCATAGTGGCCCGGCTCACGCCGGAGGAGATGGACCTGGTGGAAAAGGTCTGGACCATTATCGACTCCATCTATCCGCTGCTCAACGCCGAGCACAAGACGGTGACCGGAACCGAGCTGAAGAAGGTGGAGGGGCGGTACTTCCCGCTCCATTTTGATCCGGAACAGAGCGACAAGGCAGCCTACCAACAGTACTTGGAAGACAGCAAGGGGCTGATTCAAAACGTCTACTTTCGTCCGTCTCCGGCAAAGGGAATGACCATGGAGCGCAAGGGTGGGAAGCTTGCCCCTCTTCTGCGCTTCGACGTGATTTTCAAACACGTGCGCGACACGTCCCACCTGGCCACGCACTGGGCCGCCGTGCGGGACGTATACAAGATCGTGAACGACTCTCGTTTTAAAGATTTGGTGAAATCGACGTTGGGCCGGAATGCCTGGAACCAGATCACGCCGTGGCTCCAGCACGTGGCCCGGCCCATGGAGGAGCCCATGGGCCAGTTTGAGCGGGCCCTGCGCGCCGTGCGCCGCAACACCGTGGTGGCCGCCCTGGGGCTGAATCTGAACACCGTGGCAGGCCAGCCCGGGGCCATGCTCCAGACCGCCAGCGTCATCGGGACGCGCGCGACAATGGAAGGCGTCAAGAGCTTCGTGGCCGATCCCCACGCGGCCATCCAGTTCGTTGACCAGCGCAGCCTGGCCATGAAGTACCGGGCCGACTCCTTTGACCGGGACGCCGGGAACCTCATGGGCGCGCACGACATCATGGCCGGTCCGGTGGCCAAGACGCGCGAAGGCCTACTCTGGCCCATGAAGTTCATGGACGCCATGACCGCCTACCCGGCGTGGCTCGGGGCCTACCAGAAGGCCATGGAGGCCCACCACTGGGACGAGGCCAAGGCCATTGAGTACGCGGACATGGTTGTGCGCCGGACCATGGGCAGCGGTTCGGCTGCGGACCTGGCCGCCATCCAGCGCGGGGCGGAGACAAAGAAGCTGGTGACCATGTTTTACAGCTACTTCAACACCACGTACAATCTCCTGTCCGCGTCCGCGCGACGCTTCATGCGGGAAGGCGGGGCTCTCTCGCCCGAGGCCTGGGGCAACGCCATCAAGGCCTTCACCTGGATTGTCGTGGGCCAGGCATTCTACAACGAGGCCGTGGGGTCCCTGTTCAAGAGCAAGGAGGAGGAACCCAAGGACTGGATACTGGCCGTTCCCCAGTTTCTCCTGGCCACCGTGCCCATCGCCCGGGACGTGGCCGGGCCGATCCTCACCGGCTACGGCTACCGCATGAGCCCCATCAGCCAGGCCCTGGAGACCCCGGCCCAGCTCTGGCACTCGGCCAGCAGCGACAAGCGCCCCCGGCCCGGGCAGCACCCCACGCTCAAGCACTCCATCGACGCCGTGGCCTTCGGCACCGGGCTCATCCCGTCCAGGGCCAGCTTCACCTTCGTGACCGGGCTCATGGATCTCATGAACGGACAGGCGGAGAACCCGGCCCGGCTCATCATCCCCCGCAAAGAAAGGAGCAGACGATGACCATCAGCAGCGGCGATTTCTCCCGCTCGTACGCGGGCAGCGGGGCGGCGCTCGATTGCCCGTTCCCGCTGGTATTCTGGGACTCCGGAGAGCTGCGCGTGGTGCGCGTGGACGCGGCCGGGGCCGAGCACCCGCTCACCCTGGGCACGGACTTCACCATCAGCGGCGGCGTGACCGCGCTCGGACGCACCACCTACCCCAACGGCTGCACCATCCGCTACCCCAAGGACGGCTCGGGCATCGACCCCCTGCCCTCGGGGCAAAGCCTCTTCGCCTACGTGGAAATCGACTTCACCCAGACCATCAACCTGGTGAACTCGTCCTATGACCGCGAGCTCATCGAGCAGGGCCTGGACCGGCTGACCAAGCTGTGCATCCAGCTGCGCAACAAGCTGGACCGGGCGGTGAAGTTCCCGGTGAGCACGGCCACGGGGAGCGTCCCGGATGCCACCAGCTACCTGGCCCAGGTGAGCGCCATGGTGGCTGCGGCCAGCGCGGCCATGGGCGGATCGGAGACGGCGCAGGCTGCGGCCGAGGCGGCGCAGGCCCTGGCCCAGGCCGCGCAGGCGGCGGCCGAGGCGGCCCGGGACGAGGCCGAGGCCATCACCGGCTTCCCGGAGTCCTACCAGACGCCCACGCCGGTCATCACCGGAACGACCGAGGGCGACGAGGTGACCACGGCCAGCGGCGGAATATCCAACTTCAACGCGGACGCGGACTACACCTGGACCATTCCGGCGGCCATCACCACGTGGAGCTTCAACAGCGGCACCGGGGCCTGGAGCTTCACCCTGCCCCTGGTTACCACGGACACCCCGTTGACCCTCAGCGTGACCGCCACCCGAGCGGGCGAGTTGCGTTCCGTGGCCGGGACCAAGACGGTGACCAGCCTCAACGTCCCCATCCAGGACGGCCCCACCATGACCTTCAACGACGACCCGTCCGGATTCCCGGATGGCGACTTCGCCTAAGGGAGGCGCACCATGGGATACCTGAAGCTCAAGGACCCCGGGGCTCACTCGGCGGGCCTGAACAACACCAACCGGATCGTGAGCGCGCGTCCGGAATTCATCCTCGTCAACCCCCTGGAATTCACCGTGTCCGGCGGCACGGCGGCAAGCCCCCAGCTCACGGTCCCACAGACGGGGCTCATTAGCGCGGGCACGGAACTGTGGCTCAAGTTCGCCGGGCAGGCCGGTCTGGGGAAAGTGGCCGCGGGAGGGGTGAGCGAAAGCACTTCGCTGGTCGGATCACCGGGCTACCTGACTATCACCGGGGCAATGCTTTCCTACACCGGAACGTTTGCGTGGTACAATGACGCCTCGGCCATAACGAAATTGGTAGATGGTGACACGGCCACAAACGTTGTGCATTTCGAAAACACAACCATCAACACCGATATGATCATCGTGGATTTCGGTTCCCCGGCGCATGTAACAGGTGGAGGGCTGTACAAGGGGGCGTCATACAGCACGTCTTGTACTCTCGGGATATCCTACAGCGATGATAGAGTGAATTGGACCCAGGCTGGGAACGGCATTATGAAGACAACTTCCGGATGGGCGGACATTTCCTGGTCTTCCGTAGGGGCGCACCGGTACTGGGGGTATCCCAAAACGGCGCATGCCGCAGAACAACCTTGGACCGAACTGCGGCTGTACGGACAGTTGGCAACAGTCACGGCCACCCTTTCCAACCTCTCTCCTGCCCAGTCCAGCCTTCCGGAGAAGGCCTACATGCTGCGCTCGGACACCAGCAAGGCCCTCATGGACCTGGCCAAGGGCGCGACGGGCCAGAACTTCAGCACCTCGGATTTCACCACCGCCGTGGCCATCGCGTCCGTGACCTGGGCCAGCGGCCCCGAGCTGACCGTGACCGGGACGGAGACGGCGATCACCGGGGACACCACCAAGCGCCTGGCCCTCATGCTGCGCTCGGATATCACCGCCGTGCAGATGCGCGCCCGGGCGGCCAAAATCTACATCAAGGAGATGACGGCATGAGCACGCACACCGTGGACCAATCCCAGCCCGGCGGCCAGGTGCATCGCCTGGAGCCAGGATGCAGCGATGCCGAGCCCCGGGTCCTGACCGGCCAGAAGATCACGCCCGAGTACGTGCGGGGCTTCGCGGCCGAGCTGGTGGCCATCCAGGACCCCGCAGCCAAGGCTTTTTGCAGGCGGCTGCTGGAAGTGATGCTGAGCCGGAGGGATGCGGCGGAGGTGCTGGATGGGCCTGCCTGATCTTCCGGAGGGCTGGACCGAGGGGGATTGCCCACGTCCTGCGGACGCCTCCCCGGAGATGGCCGGGTCCTACGCCTGGGCGGACGGTTCCCGGGACGATTCCGGGCGGCTGCACGGAGGGCGCATCCGGTACTTCACGGACCCGGACGTGCCCCAGTGGCCGCGCTGGCCCAGGGTGTACCACGAGCGCACCCACGCCAAGGGCTGGAACAAGGCCCTGCCCATGGAGGACTGCCCGCGCTGCGACTGCATCATGACCGAGCGCCGGGGATGGACGGTATGGCTCAAGGTGGCCTGGTCCGCCCTCTGGCGCTGGGACTGGCTCTGTCCGGACTGCCGGGCCAAGTACGGGGATTGACGGCCGGAGCGCGGCCGGAATAGAGCGAGTGAAGCCTTGGTGTGACGTGACATCGCACAAGGCGGGCGGCCGGGAGGGGGATAGCCTCTCGGCCGCCTCTTTTCGCATTCGCGGTTGTTGGATCATAACCTTAAGCCTACTCCGGCGGGTTTTTTTATTGGCTCTGTTTAAATTAAGTGTTGAGGTAGCCGCGACCGGCTGCGACCTGAAACCAAGCGGTATCCGAATGTCCGTTCTCAATCCCCTCACAGACACGCCGCCAGCCCAAATAGCTCGGCAGGTATTTGGTGGCGACTCCATTAAACCGGCCCATCCACTGCTTCAACCGGCTGTGGTAAGCGTTGACGTTCTGGATGTGGAACACCGGGTCCTTGGCATGGGCCTTGCGTCCGGCAGGGATGACCCGGGCCGGGACATGCAAGTCCCGCAGGCAGCCCCGGAGAGCCTTGCCCCCGTCAATACACAGAATGTTCTCCCGGGAAAGCACGGGCGACAAGGCGACTTTGACCGCGTAGGCAGACCGATCCGGCAGGACGGCGGACAGGGTTCTTCCCTGCCGGTCCCGGGCCACCAGGACTGGAATCTGTTCCGCCGACAGGCCCCGTTTGGCCGCCTTTCCCCCACGCTTGCGCGAAGGCCGGGGCGGGTTGCGGTCGCCTTTGAAAGACTCCAGGAAGTGGGTCTCGTCGGCCTCGGCGATGCCTTCCAACTTGGCCGGTTTGTCCTTGGCGGCCTGGGCCAGGAAGCGGTGCCGCCACTTGAAAGCTGTGGGCAGGCTCACCCCGCACTTGGCCCCTGCCTTCCGCAGAGACAGACCCTCCTTGAGGGCGCTGGACATGCACAACCAGAGGCCTTTCTTCCGCAGCCGGGCCAGGGGCGTCCCGGTCAAACAGTTAAAAGTCTTCTTGCATTCCTCGTTTTTGCACCGAAATCGTTGCAAGCCATCCGCCCTGGTCCAACGGACAACTATAGTGGACTTGCAGTGGGGGCAGACAGGATTTTTAAGGAAATTTGTTTCGATGATGTCTGTGACCTTGGAAAGATCATCTTGCCCAGCCAGAGCGCGGTTGATTTGTTCTTTCTGCTCTTCGGTCAGCCCATCAAGAGCGGATAGGAGGCTGTCGAATTCGTGCGGGTCCATAACACACCACCCTTCCTATCTGTTCCGGGGATAGTCACGCCCCCCGAGCTTGCGGTAATCCACCCCGGCCGCCCAGGCGGCATAAGATACGGACTTCTTGTGAAATCCGTCCCTGTCCGGGAAATCGAATCCGATCCAGAATGCGTTTGCCCGTCCGTATCCCGTATTACGGTAACAGTGGCCTTTGTGTGCTACAAAGCGCGTCGGCGGGTTGAATAAAAACGTCCTATAGACGAAGTTCATTCCGTCATCGCGGAAGTGGCGCAT